GTGTCACGCTATGTGACCGGGCCTGGTGAGCTATACGGCCGAAGCCCGGCTATGTTGGCGCTGCCGGCCATCAAGGTTCTTAACGAGCAGAAGAAGACAATGCTGACGCAGGGGCACCGCGCAGTTGCGCCCGTGCTGTTGACGCACGACGACGGCGTTCTGGACACGGTGAGCATGAAGCCGGGCGCTATGAACCCCGGCGGGGTTAACGCCGACGGCCGCGCGATGGTTCACGCGCTGCCAGTAGGCAACCTGTCGGCTGGTCAGGAACTGATGGACATGGAGCGTCAGGTCATCAACGACGCCTTCCTTGTGTCGCTGTTTCAGATTTTGGTTGAGACACCGGCCATGACCGCGACCGAGGTATTGGAACGAGCCCGTGAGAAGGGCGCGCTGTTGTCGCCGACGATGGGCCGTCAGCAGTCAGAGATGTTGGGGCCGATGATCGAGCGCGAGGTTGACGTGCTGTTGAAGCAGGGGCTCCTGCCGCCGATGACACCTTTGATGATCGAGGCGCAGGGCGAGTTTGATATTGAGTATGATAGCCCGCTATCCCGCGCACAACGCTCCGAGGAGGCCGCAGGTTGGCTACGGACGCTGGAGGCGGCGGTGGGCTACGCCAACACCACGCAGGACTTGAGTGTTCTGGATCAGTTCGACATTGACACCATCCACAGGGACTTGGCCGAGATCAACGCGATGCCGCCGTCATGGATGTCGTCGCCGGAACAGGTCGAGCAGAAACGGTCTCAGCGTCAACAGCAACAACAGGACCAGCAGATGATCGAGGCCGCGCCGGCAGCGGCGGGCGTAATGAAGGCTCTAAGCGGGGCTGGTTGATGAAGGCTAAGGACTATCTGAGGTCACGGCAGCAGTCATACCGTCAGACATTCAAAGGGGTGTTTGGAGAGTATGTCCTGCAAGACCTCTCGAAGTTCTGCCGGGCCGACGAGAGCACGTTCCACACCGACGCCCGTATAGAGGGGATTATGCAGGGGCGCCGGGAGGTATGGCTCCGCATATCGAAGCACATGAATTTATCTGACGAACAACTGCACAAATACTTTAACCCAGGAGGAGACACTGAATGAGTGACACAGATGGGTCCGTTGACGCGGGCAACCCGGAAGCGCCAACCCCGGTCGCGGAAGCGCCGGCACCAGCACCAGCACAGGCTGGCTGGATGGACGGGATAGAAAATAACGAAACACGTGCATGGGCCGAGGCCAAGGGTCTACAGAACGGCACGATTGATAACGTTCTGGGCAGCTACCACAACCTTGAAAAGATGATGGGCGCTGACAAGGCCGGGCGCACCGTTACGCTGTTGGGCGACGACGCTACCCCAGAACAGACTAACGAGTTCTACGGCCGGTTGGGCCGACCTGACGCGCCAGCGGGCTATGGTCTTGCAGCGCCCGAGGGTGAAGACGGTTCTTTTGCTGAGTGGGCGGGAAACACATTCCACGAGGCCGGACTGTCAAATAAACAGAGTGCCTTCCTCGCCGAAAAGTGGCAAAGCTACGTGGGCGAACAGGTGCAATCGACAACCGACGCGGAAGCCATTAGCTCGGCCGACGCCACTGCCGAACTTAAACGGGATTGGGGCGCCGCGTATGACCTCAAGATCGCTGGCATCGACGTAGCGGCCAACAAGCTGGGGTTTACAGAAGACCAGCTCTCAGGTTTGCGAGACTCGATGGGGCCGGTTGAGGCGCTGAAGTTCGTGGACAACCTGAACACCCAGATGGGCGACCACACCTACGAGTCTGGCGCGGCTGACACGTCGGGCGTAATGACGCCGGAACAGGCGCAGACCGCCATGAGTGAGTTGACCGGCAACAAGGAGTTTAACGAAGCCTGGCTGGACAGGAACCACCCAGGCCACAAGGCTGCGGTTGAGAAGAAGGCTGCGTTGTCCCGCCTTGTATCAGGTATTGCCGCATGAAGCAGGCGAGGCTTGAGGCGCTAAAGTTGGCAGTAGGTGAGGGCGACCGGGAGACTACGCTGTCTCGCGCGGAAGCCTTTGTCAACTTTATCGAGAACGGCTATAGTGATAACTCCCCGGCAAGAAAACGTCGAGTGCGAAACGCCAAACAGGAGACTGACGATGGCTCTGGCCAAACGTGACGCGTTAGACGAGTTCAGTTGCTCTTGCAACCGTAATGATCTGTCCGCTGCAAGCGGCGCGCGGCCAAGTTGTCAAGCTCCACGGTGTAAACAGAAAGGGTTAAACAATGGCATACGGAACAAAGAAAAAACCCATGAAACCACGCGTCCCTAAAAATAAGTGATGCTGCGCCGTGATCGGCGAAAACATGTTAATTGTTGCAATACCTAAACACCTGTGACAATGTTGCGCCAGAGCGCACCATAAATGGTGTCGAACGGGCTACGTCGATAACCCACATGGGCCGACAATAAAGCCTTAGTAGTGGCCCCAAGATTCTTGGATAAGCCTTTAGCTTTTGTTTTAACCGGCAGAAGGAAGGCATCTTAATAATGTCTAATGAAATCCTCGATTGGTCAGTTATTGACTATAAATCGACGGTCGAGCACCTGCTTCAGCAGCGAGGCTCAAAGTTCCGCATGTGCGTGATGGAAGATAGCTATCGCGGCAAATCCGGTGCGGCCGTTAACCAGGTAGGCGCAGTCACGGCTCAGGCCCGCACGACTCGCCATGCCGATACGCCACTTATTGAGACTCCCCATGACAAGCGTTGGGTTTTTCCCACCGATTATGAATGGGCCGATCTCATCGACGATCAGGACAAAATTCGTATCATCGCCGACCCAACCTCGCCTTACGCCATCAACGGCGCAATGGCTCTTGGTCGGTCAATGGACGATCTGATCATCTCCGCCGCGACGGCTACGTCGCTCACTGGTGAAGACGGGACGACCTCAACGGCGTTCCCTGCTGGCCAGACCGCCTCCACGACCTCTGGTGGCCTCACGGTCGCCAAGCTGCGAGAAGCCATGCAGTTGCTTATCGCCGCTGAAGTCGATGTGGACAACGAGCCCCTCTACTGTGCTATTGGCGCACAGCAGCATGACGATCTGCTTGGTGAAACTCAGGCTATCAGCCTCGACTTCACTAACAAGCCGGTTCTCGTTGACGGCCGTATCAAGGCTTTCATGGGCTTCAACTTTATCGACAGCCAGCGTCTGGCGTTGTCTGGCTCTAACCGAACGGTTATTTGCTGGGCTAAGTCGGGTCTGCACCTTGGTATCTGGAATGATATCAGTGCGCGGATTTCCGAGCGTGAAGACAAGTCTTATTCAACTCAGGTCTACGTTAAAGGCACTTTTGGTGCAACCCGAGTTGAAGAGAAAAAAGTCGTCGCTATTACCTGCGCCGAATAGGAGGACTGAACCATGGCGACAACCTATAGTGTTCAAAAAACAAAGTGGGACCAAAACAGTCCTGCTACTAAAATCAAGCCATCCGAACAGGCTGGTCGTGTCCGTATCGCCTATGCGCTTGCTGAAGCGTCTTCTTTGGCGGTCGGACCAATTGAGATGTTCAATCTTCCGAATGGTGCGCGTATCCTTTCGGGCGAGGTTGTGCATGATGCTCTCGGCAGTTCAACGACGGTTTCAGTGGGCCACGCGGCTTATGTGAACTCCGCCGGCACGGTCGTAGCTTTAGACGTTGACGAATATAAAGCTGCTGCTGCCTCTACCGGAGTTGCCACCGTGGCTATCGCGGCTACTTCGGCGCTTGGTCGTAACTCGGTCGTGGATGCAAACGATGTTGGCATCCCGATTACCGTAGTTACTGCTGGTGCTGCTGCAACAGGAACTATCGAATTGACGATGATGTATGTCGTTGATTAGTTAATTGAGTAGGGGTGGGGCGGCTTCGGCCGCCCCAATTCCCGTTATTCTCGAACGGGGCTTATATGACCGACTCAGTAAGTATATGTAACCTCGCGTTGCAACGTATAGGTGCTAAAACCATCTCTGCGTTAACTGACGACACTACTGCGGGAAGGGCTTGCAATCGTGTTTACCCGCAAGCCCTCGACAGCGAGTTGCGCGCCCACCCTTGGAGCTTCGCCCGTGGGAGAGTGCAGATAGCCGCCGACAGTGTTGACCCGGTGTTCGGGTATGCAAAGCGGTATCTCCTGCCTTCAGATTGGTTGCGTATCCTGCCGACAAACGGTGTGGACTCTACGCCGGTTCAGGACGACTTTCAGATTGAAGGTCGGTATCTCCTGACAGACATGGCGTCGCCAATCAACCTGGTCTATATTAAGCGCGTCACCGATGAAGAAACTTTCGACTCTCTGTTCATCGAACTACTGATCGCGCGCATTGCAGCCGACGTGTGTGAAAAGGTCACGCAGTCGAATACCAAGAAGGCTGTGGCACGGGAGCACTATATGGATATGAAAAAAGAAGCCCGCCGGGTTAACGCTTTCGAGCGTCCCCCGCAGGAGCCGCCAGAGGACGTGTGGCTGACGGCGCGTCGATAGATGCCTAAAGCTAGCCCCATCCAAACGAGTTTCAACGGCGGCGAACTGTCGCCGTTACTGCATGGGCGCCCTGACCTTGACCGTTACAAGACCGGGCTGCAAAGCTGCTTGAACTTCATCCCGTTGATCCAGGGGCCGGCGGAGCGCCGCCCCGGCACACAGCACATCGTCGAGGTGAAGACCAGCAGTTTAAAAACACGCATCATAAGGTTCGAGTTTTCGACCACTCAGGCGTATATTATCGAGTTTGGCAACCAGTATTGCCGGTTTATCAAGGATACGGCCCAGATCGTCAGTGGCTCCGCGATAGAACTCACGACCACATACTTGACCGCTGACCTGTTCAATCTGAAATACGCGCAGAGCGCCGACACCCTATACATCACCCACCCCTCATACCCGCCGCGGAAGATCACGCGCACGTCGGACACCGCATGGACCATCACCAGCATCACATTCAAGGACGGGCCTTTTCTGAACACAAACACCACGGCCACGACACTTGGTTTATCGGCGAAAACGGGATCAGTTACGGTCACTGCTTCTGCCATAACTGGCATAAACGCGGGCACAGGTTTTCAGACCACGGACATCGGGCGCCAGATACGGTGGGAAGATGCGGCAGGTAACTGGACCTATTTAACTATCACGGCGCGCGGCAGCACCACCAGCGTGACGGCTGACATCGATGGCCCCGACGCATCGGCCACAACTGCGTCGGTTGTGTGGCGTCTGGGTGTGTGGTCTGAGACAACTGGCTATCCCGCGGCGGTAACGTTCCACCAGAATAGACTTGTTTTTGCTGGTCCAACGGATAACCCGCAGCGCATTGATATGAGCCGCACGGGTGACTTTGAGAATTTCGCGCCCACTGAGGCGGATGGCACGGTGGTTGACGATAACGGGGTGACTGACACTCTGTCGGCCGACACGGTCAACGTGATCCGGTGGTTAGCTGATGACGAAAAAGGGCTGTTGTCCGGCACGGTTGGCGGCGAGTGGGTGACGCGCTCATCCACAGCCGGTGACGTGGTGACACCGTCCAACGTCCAGAGTAAGCGGTCGTCAGCGTTTGGTAGCGGTAACATACAACCTGCCCGCGCGGGTCGAGCACTGTTGTTTGTGCAGCGCGCGTTGCGTAAAGTTCGTGAGATGTCATTCGTGTTTCAGGACGACGGCTTCGTGTCGCCCGACCTGACTCTTATATCCGAGCACATCACACAGACTGGGGTCATTGATATGGCCTACCAGCCGGAACCCCAGAGTTTGCTGTGGGTGTGCCTTACGGACGGCACGCTAATATCTCTTACCTATGACCGAGAGCAGAAGGTTGCCGGGTGGAGCCGACACGTTGTGGGTGGCGTTAGTGATGCAGCGGGAACGCAAGCCAAGGTCGAGAGCGTTGCAGTTATACCAAACACCTTGGGCACGGCCGACGAGCTATACATCGTGGTCAAACGCTACATCAATGGCGCAACCGTCAGGTTCATTGAGTATCTCAAGCCACACTGGTCTGATGCTACAGACAACGAGGATGCTTTCTTTGTGGACAGCGGTCTGTCGCTAGATACGGCAATTACAGTGTCTGGCATAACTGCTGCCGACCCCGGCGTGGTCACAGCAACGTCGCATAGTATCTCAAATGGCTCCGAGGTTCGGTTCACTGATGTGGCAGGTATGACCCAGGTCAACAAGGTGGCCTACAAGATGGGGCAAAGTGCTACTAATACATTCGAGCTTTTTACAAACAATCCTATAGCACCGATTATTACCGGAGCTACAAAAGCCAATCCGGTTGTTATTACATCGGTAGCCCACGGCCTGTCGAACGCCGACCAGATAATGATCGTCGATGTCGGAGGTATGGTTGAGGTCAACGGTCTGGGCTTCGCGGTAGCCAACGTCACGGCGAACACGTTCGAGCTTTCAGGGATCAACGGCACGGGTTACACGACATACACGTCGGGTGGCCGCATACACCACGCGGTTGACACGTCAGACACCGATAATTTCAGCGCATACGTGTCTGACGGTAAGGTCCGAGTGCGGTCCTCCACTATTTCAGGACTGACCCATCTGGAGGGCGAGACTGTTCAAGTATTGGCCGAGGGGGCAACGCACCCCGATGTTGTTGTGGCGTCAGGCGCGGTAACGCTTAACCGCAAGGCATCGAAGGCCCACGTTGGGTTGACCTATACGTCGAATTTCGAGATGCTTCGCATTGAGGCCGGCAGCGCCGACGGGACCGCTCAGGGAAAATACCAGCGGGTCCACCAGTTGATCGTTCGATTTTGGGAAACGCTTGGCGGCGGCCTTGGGCCAGACGTAAGCAATCTTGATAATATCGTGCTCCGCGAAGGTGGTGATCCTATGGATACCGCCGTCGCTCTGTTTTCCGGCGACTACGAGACAGATTGGGACAGCGAATACAGCAATGACAACCACGTATTTATCCAGCAGACACAGCCGCTGCCAATGACTATCCTAGCTGTGATGCCACAGCTCCATACGCAAGATAGCTGATGCTGACGTTTACCCCTTTCCAGGCAGCGCATTTAGCGGCGATCAAACTACAGGGCGCACAAGGCTACCTGTCGGATTGGGTCACGTATGAACAGGCCGCTGCGCTTGTGGAACACCACAGCTCCACGGCCATTACTGACGACGGCGAGCCGGTTGCCGCTGCGGGTATTATCCCGATGTGGCAAGGCCGGTCGATGGTCTGGGCGTTTCTGTCTGATCTTGGACCCGCTAACTTTATGCGTGTTCACCGCGAGGTCAAACGCTTCCTCGACGGCTGCTACACCCAGCGCATCGAGATGACTGTTGATTGTGACCACAAAGAGGCACATCGGTGGGCGCGTATGCTAGGCTTCAAACTGGAGGCCACACGTATGCGAGCCTATGCGCCAGACGGCCACGACTGTGCATTATACGCGAGGGTATTATGACGGGCGCTGAAGTTCTTATCGCAGTTCAGATAGCCAGTGCGGCTGCGGCGGCTGCGGGGGCCATGCAACAGGCCAAGGCCGCGTCCGACGCAGCGAACTTCAACGCTCAGGTGGCCAACAACAACGCCATTGCCACACGCGCAGCAGCAGCCGAGAACGCCAAGCGCGAAGGCCGCGCCGGCGACAAACGCTTGGGCGCCATACGCGCGCGCGGCGGCATGGACAAGATGGACCTGTTGGTTGACAGCGCGATGGAAGAAGAGCTTGGGATACAGTCGATGCTACACGCGGGTAAGCTTCAGGCTACCGGCTTCGCTAACACGGCGTTGCTAGACACAGCCAGCGCCAGTAACGCTCGCACTTCCGGCAACATAACCGCCGCCTCGACGCTGCTATCCGGCGCCGCGGGCGCGGGCACCAACTACCTCGACCGGCAACCGGCCGGCGGCACGACACCTAGCCCATTACGCTTTGAGGGCCGCGGGCGATAAGGACGAATGACGTATGGCAACCTTTAGCACATATGACGCACCAGCCAACGTAACCGGCGCTGTCGGTGGGCGCCGCGCGTCGGCGGCTGATTTCGGGCCTGACGTGTCAAGCGCGGGCGCAGGGTTGCAACAACTGGCCGAGACGCTGCGCGTTCGTGAGGATAAACGCAGCATCACCCAGGCCCGTGTTGGCCTCAACGACTTCGAGGTCGCCTTCACGGCTGATGCTCAACGTATAGCGAATGAAGCTCCGGAGGGCGCGCCAAATCTTCCTGCCGACACCTTGGCTGAGTTTGACGCCCGCATGACTGAATTTAACGGGGGTCTTAACAACATACAGAGGGATAGCGTGGGGCCACGGCAAGGAACCTTGCGGGCCGCTTTTGCTAGAAGCGCTTTAGAAACACAGGCAGCTTCGGTAGTGCGGTTGGACATAAGAAACGTGGGCAAGTTACAGACATTTTTCGGCGAGCGGGTATACGGCGGGCTGGACCCCCGTGAAGCCATAGCTGAGTTTGCGGCAGATTTGAGCGACACCACGTCATCTGCTGAATTGACAGCAACAACCTTAGAAGCTGCTGAACCAATCTTTATAGACCAGTATCTTGCCGGTATGACTGTGCGACCCGACGTTGGGGTCGAAGCACTCGACAGCGGCATGTTAGATTGGTTGCCGACCGACCGGCGAGACACCTTCAGAAAGGCTTTGGAGGATCGACAAGACCACCTTGAAGCCCGCGCAGCGCGCACAGGCACCCCCGCAATGCTGGCGCGTGTGGAGAAGGGTATCTCGACGTGGTCGGGCGAAATACTGCCAGGCCTAAAACTGGATGCTGCCGCAGATGGGGAGGGCTATCCCGAGCAGGTTGGTGCGTCACTTGACGAAATGTTTCAGAAGGTCACCGAGGGTATGTCCGAGATGGCCCGGGCGCGCATTCAGCCGACGCTGACACAGCGACGACTTGAAAAGGTGGCTAGTGCTGAAGCCCACGCGACCAAGTTAGCAACCGCCGCCACAGAGCGTGATGTAGCTAGTGTCGAGCGCGCGTTGTTAGACCGCGCAGCCACCGGGCAAACGCCGTCAGAGGAGGTTCGGGCAGAATACGCGGTGATGTTGGCCACTGATCAAAAACTATCCGAAGGCGAGCGAGCGAAGAAAGCTGCTGCTTTTGAAGGCCAGTTGCGATCAGCCCTTATCTCGGGAATTGAGAGCCGACCAGACGCACGACAGTCGCTTACTGATTTGAATAACGGCGAGTTTAACTCGACGCTAAGTCAGTCTGAACGAGATATCCC